GGGAAGCGGCCCGGATTGCTGGCACGGGCGTTCCCGAAAGAACGCGAGGGGTCGTTGAATAGCTGAAAGTACTGGTAATCACTCTCGTTGATTTTCCGGCTCTGGAGAGACATGAGGTCCTCGCGGAACTGCATCTGGTCCTGGTCAAACGTGTATCCCGAGCTGTTGCGGTTGTTTTTAAACACGGGCACCTTTTGATAGACCGGGCGGTACGCGCCCATCGGGTCGATTTCCATCTGAGGAAACACGTACGAGGTCAGGGCGTACGGGTCCGTCCCGTAAGGGTCGGCGAGCTCCCTATCAGTATAGTACAGGATGCTGCCATTCTTGATGGCCTCGTAGCTGGGGTAGTACCCGGTGTGTGCGCCCGGGCTGGTGTACATGTGCTGAAGGGGCTGCGTATTTTTTGAATAGAGGGGAGGCGTGTCATAGGTGGTCCGGATACCCCTCGGGGCGTCCACCGTGCGGGGGTCCATGGACTGGTACCCGGGGCACGTCCCGGTATTGGGATTAAACACAAAATCCTGGGAATAAACAAGAGAATGGCCTTTTTCGTTGAGATATGTGTATGGACAGCCCTCGATGTGTTGAGGAGAAATCATCTTTTTATTATTATTTTATTTTCTAAAAAATAAAATATGAATCAACAACAATCCGCCCGATTCACGAGTTTCATCGTGTTTAGCATACTCTTGATTATTGTCATGATTGTCGTCATCCTTATCCAACTGGCCATTATTACGAGTTATTTCATGACGCGCAACCGCGGTCGCTGCGTCTACAAGGACGAGAACGGGTCCTGCGCCTGCAAATTCACCAACAAGAAAGCCTGTGACTCGCTCCACGGTCTATACAACAGCAACCTTACCTGTGCGGACGGTTTCGAGGCGCAGTGTTCAAACCTCCCACCCGCTCCACCCATACCCACCGCGCCCACCCACCAGTAATTATTGATGCTCACGAATCCCCTTGAGGATGTACCACATGGCTTCACAATCATACCGGTTGTACGTCTCGAGCGCCACCCTGGTCTCGGGGTTCTTGTCCGTGTAAAACTGCAGGGCCATGTCGATGGACTCTGCGCCGTTCTGGCATTCCAAGTCCTCGTACCGGAAAGGGATGCGCCCGTGAGAATAAAAGGCGCGGACAAAGCTCTTGAGGGAGAAATCAAAGGCGTTCTTGACGCCGACACACCGCGCAACCTCCCACAGGTCTCGCCAATAGCTCATATCAAGGGGTGCCCCTGCTCTCTCCAACGCCTTTTTCTCGGCGTACCAGTACCAGCAGAGGGGATTCTTGTAGGATTGGAGATGCGCCGAGAAGCGTTCAAAGAGCCCATCATAAGAATCCAGCGTCTCGGTCCAAAATGATGTGTATTGATGGGTCGAGGGGTCAAACACCCCCATCATGTAGATAAAATCGCCGATATATTCGATGTCAACAAACAAGTGGTCAACGTGGGTGCTGTCCAGTTCGGGGAATTCGATGGAAACACGGGGGCTCACCTCAATCCACGTCTCGTCTCTCTCAGACCGATTGACCCTGAGGATGCGGTCGAGAATGTCAGCCCTGGTCCCTGTGAATCCGACGGTATCAGCGCAGAAGCGCTCGTCCCTCCATGACACGATGCCCTTGGCGTGAGCCATCTGGCGATGAGAATCGTCACAGGACCACAGCATCGTGATATCACCAACGCGGTGAGCGATATCCCACCGCTCCTTGTCCCACGCCGCAGAGGAAAGCTTCATGTTGGGGTACCATCCCACAGGAATGTCTGAGCCCACCAGGTCCACAAGGGGAGCCCATGTCTTGACCTTGCGAATGGACCTCATGAGGTTGATGACCACCTCCTCGTCGTCCTCGTCAGTACAGCTCACCAGCGTCGGCTTATAGTCCTTGCCGATGAGGAGCACACGGTCGTCGGCAATCCTCGGGTTGCCATTCCTGAAATACCTCTTATAGGCGGCGATTTCTCGGCGATACTTTTCTGGCTTTTTTTCAAACGACGGCTTGATCAACACCATCAGGTACTTTCCGTCACCGTCCTTGTCGCTAGAGAGGGTGGGGTCGAGCTGTGCGAGGAAATCTGACCGCACGAGGCCGTCACATACGCCATGCACCCTCGAGGCGCCGTTCCGGAAGCGAATGCGCTGGATCCAGCTGTAGCCATTGTCCATATAGAGGTTCATATGAGAGAGGGTCATGGTGGGATGGACGTCCTCCATAAAGGCGCAGCGCGGGGTCTTGGAACGGACCATGGAGAAGAGGTACCTCTCGTGCATCCTCTTTTTATGAATCTTGGGCTGGAGACCCTCCCATTTCCTAGAGTTGTCCAGCTTTTCTTCCAGGCAAATCTCCATGAGGTTGTGGTTCTCTGCGTTGTACAATTCCGAGATGTGGGTCCAGCATGGTTTTCCATAGTAAGGAAGCATCTTGTGCTCCCCTTTGTATGTGGTTCTTGTCTTCATTCTTGTTGAATTCTTATTATCAAGGTATCGATAATAAGAAGGTGTTCATTTTTTCTCTTCTTATGGGCACGGTTTGCAACCCACGGTGTAGGGATTGTAGGCGACCGAGATGTACTGGTTGTTGTAAATCCAGGTCCAGAGGGGAGCGGCCGTCACGGTGCCGGTGCAAGAAGTCATCTGGGGGAACGTGACCGTAATTGTCCCCTTGAGGTTGCTCTGGATGAGGACCGCGGTATCAGGGTTCGTGTAGGGGATGAGCACAGGGGGTGACACGGTGGTGTCCAGGGTGTAGACGCTCATGTTGGAGGTCAGATAGATGGGATTCACCGACGACACGGTCGCGGCCCCGGTCGTCCCGCTCAGCGTCCCCGAGACCAGGCATTCGACCCAGGTATAGCACGGCTGCCCACCCTCGATATTGACACGGACCATGACCTTGAGGTACCCGTAAAACGAGGACGTCGAAAGTTCCCAATTGATGCTCCCGATGTTGGCCGGGTATATCGAGCAGAGGTACAACGGGGTGGCACTAATGCTGGTCGACGCGCTGTTCAACGGGGTCGGTACAGGCGAGGTGGTGGGCAACGGAGCCGTCGTGTAGAATGATACGCTGTTGATGTAAATCGTGTTTAGCGGCTTCTTCTTGTAGGTTCCGTTGCTCGTGTCCTGGATATAGACGTAGTCTGACTTGCCGTAGGAATCCGGATAATACACATAACGAAGGGTCAAGTTGGTTTGCTGATTAATTAGACTCATTCCTTTATAATACAAAAAAATAAAAATAAAATTATGTTTTTAAATCATTTTGCATAGAGGACAGGGGGTTTGTACTTGTCGCCCAGCTCATACATCCCGTTGGAACGCGGGACCAGCCCCATCGATTTAAGACTCGACGTAAAGGTAAAACCGATGGGTTCGCCTTTTTTATATTTTTCGAGCGTCTCACGGACCCTGGCGACCGTTTTCAAAGGACTCTTGGCGACGCGTTCAGGGACGACTGGGAATCTTTTTTTCTGCATTTATAAAATCTATAAAAAAAATAGATTCTATAGGAATAGAACTATGTTTCCAAACAACAGGATTTTGGAAACAGGCATTTATTTTTTTTCCCATTATGAAAAAAAAAATAATTCTACAATTTTTTTTTTTCATAATCGAAAAAGTTTATTATTTTATATTTCAAATTTTGAAAACGTTTAATATTCTTCCTCTTCTTTTTCGTCATGAGATAAAAAGTATTCGGGGTGAGACGCCATCATGATGATGCTCAGGATAAAGAGGACAATCGTGGAAAAGCCCACCAGGATATAAATCGAATTCTCAACCTTTTTGGACCGGTTCGAGATAAATTGGACGAGGTTAAAGTTAAAGACACCGATGAGGCCCCAGTTCAGAGAACCGACCATGACGATGTAGAGAAAGATGTAAAAAAAGACGACCAACGCGGTATTTTTGCTGGAAGACATTTTCTTGGTTTTTATTTTTGTAAAAAAAATAAAAAAATTCACGTTGCTTCCTTTTCGGCGTGATGAATCTTTTCATGACAGGCCCGGCACAGGGAAACGAGGTTGTACAGACCGTCTTTGGAATGCTGCTTCTTTTGTTTGTTGAATTCCGACTGTGGTGTAATGTGGTGCGTGTGGAGGTTGTGAGAGGACGAGCAGAGGAAGCATTCGGTGAGCACGAGCTTCTTATTGTATCGAGAGACCTGGATACGAGACGAATCGTCTTCGACCGTGATACAGACCCTCTCTCGATAAGAAAAGGCCTGTTGAATAAACGAGGCGGGCAATCCCACGGCTTTGGCGACCTCGATGCCGTACATGTCGTCACCGCTGCCGTCATGGAGCCGGCGGTCATACCGGAGCCGGAGGTCCTTGACAAGGAGGTCGCTGTTCTTCTGGGTCTCGACCTTGAAATGGCATATCCGGAGGCTCTTGTGTGAGGACACCTCCCGGACCCGTGCGACCGTGTGCAGATGGGTGGTAAAGAAGAAGCACAACCCCTTTTCCAGGAAATGCAACAGGCACGACACGACGATGCCCGTTGCTGACTTGGTCTCGGTACCCGAGGTCAGTTCGTCGCACATGACAAAAGTGTCGCGCGTCGACCTCTTGAGAATGTACTGGAGCTCGTTCATCTCGGCGACAAACGTGGACTGTCCCAGAAACAGATTATCCTGGGTTCCAATCTTGGAATAAATGGCGTCAAAAGGAGAAAACACCATACGGGTCGCGGGGACAAAGAGGCCGCACTGCGCCATCCACAGGCACAGACCCATGGATTTCAGCATGGTGCTCTTTCCCGAGCTGTTGGTCCCATAGATGAGGTACCCCCGAGGGTCTTCTCCCCCTTCTTCCTTCTCGGGATGGGGGCTGGGGTTGCCGAGAGAGCACGTGTAGGGAACAAAGAGGTCGTCCCGGTGGATGACCTCCATGATGGGATGCCGAAACTCGACGCACGTGACGTACGCCCTGCCCGCACCGGTATCCACCTTGGGCCGCACGTACCCATGGTCCATGAAAAAACGAGCCAGGGGGTAGAAACAAGAAAACGCCGCAAAGCCCTGGTTGGCCTTTTCCAGTATCTCCCCAAACTCGTTTAGAAACTTTTGGGAAATCTCTCGGAAACGGCTCTCGTAGGCGGTGTCCATCGCCGTCTTTAGACGGGAATATTCGAGAGAAAGCGTTTTAAACTCGGAATGCTCAATCACGACGTAGCTCTTGGTCCTGTGCGTCTCATAAAACCCTTCTTTCCCCTGCTTCCAGTCCTTGGGTTTGACGTGGATACAGTACGTCCCATCCTCGTCCATCTTGAGCTGGGCCGGTGCCTCGATGTTCTTGACGAAACGCTTCATCTGTTCACACACCGTCTGCTGCTGTTGTATATTGTCCTTTAGGACGTCTGACGACATGTTCAGGACAAACTGGTGCGTTCCCTTGTCCATCTCCGAGACCCTCCATTCCTTGGAGATTTCCGAGACGGCCTCCTCGAGGCCCTTGTCAAAGAACGAGGGGAAGCGGGGAAGCAGATGCTTGGCCATATCCCCATAGGCCGAGAGGAGCTGGCCGAGGAGCCTCGTCGAGAGCTTGCCCCGCTTCCATCGGAGCAGGTACCATTCTGTGTCGATGCGAATCTCGATTGGTGCCGTCGCGTTGGTGTTGTCAGTGCTGTTCATCATGGTTTCGATGCGGTTGTACCGTTCTGACAGGATAGACGCGTTACACAACGGGGTCCTCAGGATTTTCTCAAAATAGCGCTTTCCGACGATGTTCATGGACCCGGACAAGAGGTCAAACAACGATTTCTGCTTCTTCTTCTCGACCAACACACGCCGTTTCTCGCAGACTGAGAGAACGTTGAGCTCTGCCATCGCGTCCTGATTGAACCGCATGATATGGTCCGACGGTAGAAAGGAGGGGACCTGCAGCTTGTCCATGAGCAGGGGGTCATGCTTCTGGACCAGCCTCAGCAGCCTGCCCAGGCATTCAGTCAAGAGGGGGTGGCGATGAATCCCCAAGTACACGACCGCATCATCTTCGTGGTCTGGGACCGAAAACGCCTTGCGAAAATAATGAACCTCCTCAAACACCTTCCATGAATCCTTGTCCTCATAGACCTTGCAAGCCTTGTGCAGCGCCTGCAACTCCAACTCCCCTGTCATATTATGCGAGAGAAGGACCTCTTCGGGCTGGTACGTGAGGAGGTACTCTTCCAGGAAACGTTCCGTCTCGTCATAGTCTGCCTCTTGAAGAAAGACCTTGCCGGTATTCATCTCGATGTAGCTGTGCGCGATGAGGTAGCGGTAGGTTGTGAGGCGCCCGTCACGCACCGGGTACTTTTCAATCGCCAGCGCAAACATCTTGCGGTCAGGACACCCTTCCTCATCCTCAAACTCCATCCGCATGTTGCTGCTGTACACGCCCCGGGTGAATCGCTGCTTGGGATTGTCGGGGTTCTGTTGGATAATCATGACCTCATAGCCCTCGTCGTTCAGCCTTGTCATGTGCTTTTGGAGCGCGTGCAGAGGGATACCACACATGTACGGATTGCTGGGAGAGAGCGGCACCTTGGTGCTCTTTCTCGTCAGATGAATATTTAACAACCGGCTGAGTTTCTTGGCCGACCCCACGTCATGAATGTCCGTGTACGCCTCGTAAAACCCACCCACCTGCATCAACACCAGGATGTCCTCCCCCTTTTCTTTGCAAACGTCGATATACTCGTCTAGAAGCATCTATCTTTTTATATAGCCTTCTTGTGTTTAAATCACGAAATGGTAGGTGTGGTCGGGCTCGTGGGTGAGGTAGTCGTTGCGGACGAGGCGTTCCAGGACCTGATGGAGAAAGCCGGGGTCCGTGTGTGGGAACCGTTCACGGGCCTTTTCAAGAAGGAGGCTCGAATCCATCGGTCCTTCTTTCTTGACGGCGCGAACGAGGAGGGCCTCGAGGACGTAGCGCTCCTCATCCTTGGACGCGATGCGGACGGTGGTGGGTGGTGGCAAGTCCCTGAAAGGGGGTAGCGTGTAGGTCATGGGCCCCCTTGTCTGGTCCTCCCTGACGAGGTGGTACTGACCCTCCTTTTCATATAAAAGGGGGAGGCATGGAGGACGAGAGAGAGAACCGAGGATGCCCTTTAGGTAGAAAGGGTGCCAACCAAAGACTGTCTGGAGACGGTCCAACGTGAGGCCCGGCTCTCGGGCGACCCTTTCCAGAACGAGGTATTGAGGGAGCGTCATGTCCTTGCCGTCTGTCAGTTCGACCGTGCTATACCAGTCAATCCACGCAAGTTTCCGATGAGGGAACACTGACCGGTAATACTCGTTGAACCGGGCCTTGTATTCCACCAGCATGGGGGGCAGCGCGGTCCCCAGGTCGTCCGACGGGAGAGACTCGCTGAAAAACCGGTTATCAGGGCACAAAAAAACCCGGACATGGGGGAGGAAGAGCCGGCCCATCTCCATACCCATGTGACAAAGGAGACGGTTGACAGAGAGTGCCGCCTCCCTAGTCGTCTCCATGTCCATGATGCCTGCGACAACCTTTTTTTCGTAATCAAGGTCCTCGGAAGAGTACTGACAACGGTGCCGCCACAGACGAGTTCCATAGGAATGCAGGACTGCATCAAACGAAGGGCCGCCGTACCGGGCGAGAAGGGCCGTGCTGGTGAGGGGTGCGGTGGACAGCGTTTTTCCCAAAAAGACCACGCTCTTGCCCACGAGACGGGCGATACAGGCCTCTTGTCCTTTTTTACTACCACCACCACTATCGATAAATGCAGCCAACAGATCCACAGCCTCCCAGGGGTCGGCATCCCACACCTCTTCCAAAAACGCCTCCCATTCCTTGTAGAAATTTTTATAGCCGTCCCGCAGCACCCCGAAAAACAGGGGGTGGGAGAGCAGCTCACGAAACGGGATTGGGTGGGGCGAGGACCACTTCCGCGCGACATGAACGCGGATACTTTCAAAGCACTCCTCGTACCAGGGGAGGCACGTCAGGAGACGATGCTCTGTATCAAGATGCCTTGAAAATATTTCCATGTCCGCACCCTCCACCAGGTCTGACTGCTGCCGATAAAGAGCCATACACGCCCGCCGCCATTCATAGGTGTCCCGGGGGAAACAAACCAGGACCACCCGTCGGAGGAGGACCAGGTCTTGTTCTCGCTGGAAATGACGAAACGACAAAAAAAGAGGGGCGAGGAGGTGGTGGATAATCTGAGGGAAACGAGGCTGGACCCATTCCGTATAAAAAAGCCGCCTGGACACGACAATAGCGTCTTCGTAGTCTTCCTCTACAAATGAGAAATGCTTCTCCATCATAATGTGCTGGTGATAAAAATCCCGGGTGTAGTCCTCAAACGCCGTGTATTCGCAAAGCAACGCTTCTGGAGAAAACGACAGGGGATACGCGGAACGGAACCGACCCCGACGCCACTCCTCATACTCCGCGTACCGACAACATCGCAGCGCCATGTACATGGTCTCTGCCGTAGGACAGACCACCAGGTCTCTCTTTAACGAGTCCCACGAGGTCCGACCCGCCTTTTGATAAAGCCTCAAGAGTTTTGCCATAATCTTTCTAACACTTGCCCTCTTATATATTTAAAACACCCATTTTTTAAAGGAAAACGGATTTAAAAAGGTCGCGGTCTTTTACGCAAAACACAAAGAGAAATGGACCTCCGTATCAAAGAACTCGATGTGAGCCTCATCGCTCCCAACGATTCCACGATGCACCTCCCTGAGCAGGGCGGGTCCAAGATTGTCATCATCGGCAAGCCCGGGACGGGCAAGTGCTTCGCACGAGACACCGAGGTGCTAATGTATGATTTTTCCATCCAAAAGGTCCAGGACATCCAGGTAGGGGATGAGATTTTCGGGGACGATGGGACCCCTCGAAAAGTCATGTCTTTAGCCTCTGGTTGGGACACGCTATACCGTATCGTGCAGTCTCATGGGGAGGACTACGTCGTCAATTCCGAGCACATCCTGTGCCTCCAATCCATGGAAAAGACCCACATCATGGAGGTCCAGGCGAGACAGGTATTTCAAAACCCACGGCTCCTCGAGGGGTACGGCGGCTACCGGTGGAAGGGCTTGTACCGGAAAAACAACCTCCCTGAGGAATGCCGTAGCGAGAGCGCCTGTCGACAGCTACAGGTCCCCTACTACCGGGACGGGGGAAGCGTGAGACCCTACCATTTCCGGTTCCAAGAGGACACACCCTCCCCTTGGGCCATCGAGGTGGTCGAGGAGGGAGAGGGCGAGTACTTTGGTTTCGAGATTACGGGAAACGGACGGTTCTGTCTGTGTGATGGAACGGTGACCCATAATACGACGCTCATCACGTCGCTCCTGTACGAAAAGAGAAACATTTTTCCAGCGGCCCTCATCATGTCGGGGACCGAGGACAGCAACGGGCACTACAAGCGGATTATCCCCTCGAGTTTTGTCTACAACAAGCTCAACGAAAAAAAGATTGAGGATTTTGTCATTCGTCAGAAAGCCGCCAAGAAACATCTCACAAACCCATGGGCCGTGCTCCTCCTCGACGATTGCACCGACGACCCCAAGCTGTTTAACAAGTCACTGTTCCAGGGTTTATACAAGAACGGCCGCCACTGGAAGATGTGGTTCATCTTATCCCTGCAATACTGCATGGACATCAAGCCAGTGATCCGGACCAACGTGGACGGCGTGTTTATCCTCCGTGAGAGCAACCTGAGGAATCGCAAGTCGCTTTGGGAAAATTACGCGGGTATCATCCCCGATTTTTCCACATTCTGCACCATCATGGACCAGGTGACCGACAACTACACGGCCCTCTATATCCACAACTCGACGACCTCCAACAACCTCGAGGACTGCCTCTTTTGGTACAAGGCCAAGCACGTCCCCAAAGAGTTCCGGTTCGGGGCCAGGGACCTGTGGAAGTTCCACTATAACCGGTACGACACCAAGTATTCAGACCCGTTCAACTAGCCTAGCTCTGGTTGTACCTGTCGATTGAATCCGAGGGCACCACGTGGTGTTCCATATGACAAAAATCGAGATAGGTCTGAGCGCTCTGGACGAGGTCCTCCAGCGCCACGTCGGTGAGTACCTCGTGGTTCTGTTCGACCTTTTTGGACTGGAAACGCTTGAGCAGGGTCTGTTCGAGGAGGTAGGCGTCCGCGGCATAGACGATGTAGCATACCCTCATGGTGGGGTTCCCTGTCCGGTACGTACGGAACCGCATATTCACATCGGTTCCCTCATAGCCGACCTTGAAAAAATCCGTATCCTCCTTCATGCGGACGATATAAAAGCACGTTCCTTTCTCAAACTTGTAGTAATCGCGTCGCTGCAACAGGTACTTGTGCTTTTCTTTGAGCTTTTTTAGCTCTTCTTGATTCTTTTGCAGCTCCATCTGGAGGGCGATAAGCTGGTCGCTGGTTTTTTCTTGGTCCCGGTGGGCCTCTCCCGTCGTCACAAGCTCACGAACCCA